TACCTAATCTGTCTGCCCACCACGTATCAACTTCTTCGCGCCAGGCACGAGCCTCCGCTGTACGGCCCTCTAGGAGCACACGATCCCAACCGAATACGGCTGCGACTGCGTCTTTCAATGTGTTAGCGAAGCTATCTCGTCGGAATCCGTGAAAATTAACTAGATAATCTGCGGCAGTATCTTTGCCACTGCCAATAAAACCCACGAATCCAATAATCATAGCATCCCCCAAGTGATGTATTAATTATATTACGGGCTGATTACAATGTCAATAAGTGATTTAACCAATTACAAAACTTAACGGAGTAGATCCGTCTTTGTAATTAATAAGGTCCATTTCTAAGGCTTCAATTTCGGCTTTGCCTTCGGCTTTTAGCGCGGTGCCGTTTAGGTTTGTGCCGCCTTGCGGACTAGCGATTGTGGCAAACTTTTCGCGAGCTTCACCTAGCATAATTTTACAATTTGCCAGTGCGTAATCTTTAATCCATACACCTGCGTAGTTGTCTTGAAACAATACAAAGTCAGGTCTGTGATTGTACATCCATAGTAGAACGCTTTCATCGCCTTGCGGGCGTTGACTAATTCGTAGTTTCTTTGAAGTTGAATTCCAGTCAAAGTTAATGTAACTTCCAAACATTTTACCAACCATCTTTTGATAACCGGCAAACATAAAATATGTTGCCAGCCCGCCCATGTTGCTAGATGCTAACAAATAGGTATTTGTATAGGCCAAGTTAAACGGTTCAAACAAACTGCCACCGTCGCCACCTCCCGATCTAGAACCAACAGAGCGTCTAAACACTTGTCGCACTTCCATAACTTCTGGGCCTAACGTATATTCATTTTGATTTTGCTTTAGAGTTAAAAATCCGTAGCTTTCTTCTGTGCTGTTAGTTGCACGTTGACGGTATTTTAACAAGGCACGATTAATTGCAGTGTCGTAATGTTTAGGGTCTAATTCAACATCAACCATCCCGTCGCCGAGAAAGGTTTTGATGTATTCTACCACTTGTTGTTTTTCGTTTTCAAGATCGCTCATGCTGTTATTTACCTATAAATATACTACTATGCCAAGACTATCCATGTACCGTCCTGAAAAGGGCAACGATTTCAAGATGCTCGATCGTGTAATCAACGAGCAATTTCAGGTGGGCGGGACTGATATTTTTATTCACAAATACCTAGGTCCTGTTAACCCTGAAGAAGGAACCGCAACTCCTGCTGTTCCTACAAATACTAACCCTATTCCAGAACTTGGTATCCAAGATCTAATATTTATGGAAAATAGGGATAGGCACTACGATGCTGACATTTATCAAATTCGTGGTATCTATACAATGCAGGACTTAGATTTTAACTTAATGCAGTTTGGGTTATTTCTACACGGTGATAGTGTAATGATTACTTTTCACTTGCGAGGCTGTGTAGAAACTCTAGGACGCAAGTTAATGAGTGGCGATGTTTTAGAGCTTCCTCACTTAAAAGATGAATATGCTCTAGGTGACGAATTAGTTGCCTTAAAAAGATTCTACGTTGTAACAGATGTAATGCGACCTGCTTCGGGATATAGTCAAACTTGGTACCCACATTTAATTCGTGCTAAATGCGAACCATTAGTTGATAGTCAAGAATTTAAAGAAATACTCGATGCTCCGGCCGGAGATGGAGCAAAAACACTGCGTGATGTTCTTAGTGTATATCAAACTAGTTTAGAAATTAACAATGCTATTGTTGCTCAAGCAGAAGCTGATGCTCCTACGGCGGGATACGATACTACTAACTTGTTTGTGTTACCACTTAAAGATGATGGCACATTAGAGATACAAGATGCTAGTCGAACAGACGTTGATGCTAGTACAGAAAATCCTGCCACAGATGCCAGTGCTATTTTACAAAGTCCGCAAAAAGATTTGTATGTTGGATACTTAACAGGTGACGGAGTTCCTCCAAACGGTGCTCCATATAGTTTTGGAATAGAGTTTCCTACTACCGCAGTAAAAGGTCAATTCTTTTTACGCACAGATTTCTTTCCTAATAGACTGTTTAGGTATAGTGGGTCACGTTGGTTTAAGTATGAAGACAATGTACGTATGACAATGACAAACGCATACGATGCAACTAAAGACAATTCTGATAAGACACAGCCGCAAAATAATACAGCCAACCGACAAACTCTTAAGACAGGATTTATTAACAACAATAATACTGCTACGATTGCCGGCAAGGTTATACAAGAACGTCAGGCACTAAGTAAAGCACTAAAACCCAAGGCGGATAATTAATGGAACATTTTTACGACGGTCAGGTTAAGAGATATCTTAACCAATTTATGAGACTTATGAGCGGATTTGGCTACAAAGATGCCAAAGGAAACTTAGTTCAAGTTCCAGTTCGTTATGGAGATATGACTAGGCAAGTTGCCAACGTCTTGAAAAAGAACAGTGAAAACATTGTTAACTCTGCTCCTTTTATTGCTTGTTATATTAAAGGTGTTGACTACGATAGATCTCGTATACAGAATCCTTATCACGTTGATAAAATGCAAATTAGAGAGCGGGCATTTGACGAGCAAGGTAACGAATATATAAATGAGCAAGGTGAAAACTATACTGTAGAGCGTATTATGCCTACTCCGTACACATTAACATTTGCCGCAGATATATGGACAACAAACACTGATCAAAAATTACAGTTGTGGGAACAGATTGCTGTGTTGTTTAATCCGGCAATGGAAATTCAAACAACAAATAACTTTGTCGACTGGACTAGTTTGAGTTATGTAGAACTAACTGCTACTGTATGGTCCAGCAGAAGTGTACCGCAAGGAACTGAAAACGACATTGATATTGCTAACCTAACTTTTACAACACCTATTTGGATCACGCCACCGGCTAAGGTTAAGAAGATGGGTATTATTACTAAGATCATTACCAACATCTTTACAGAACCAGAAGGGTCTGTATTTACAGATAATCTATCATTTGGTAATAAAGTAGCAACAGTAAATGTAACTCCTGGTAATCTTAGCATCCTTGTATTGGGTAATAGTGCTAAACTTATGAAAGAATCCGAAGCATTGATTGGAAATGAGTATGTTCAAGTTCCTGTTAAAGGTGGAACAGATATTAATTGGTACACGTTATTAGATCTATACCCAGGTAAGTTTAGGTCTGGACTAAGTCAAATTAGATTTATGAAGCCGGACGGTAACGAAGTTGTTGGCTACTTAACACTAAACCCTAGCAACGATGTAGAGATGTTAATTAATTACGAAGGCGATACGTTGCTCAATACTCCTCTAGACGACTTAACATCTACATATAGTCGAGGAACAGTCAACGCAATTATAAATCCTCAAACATATAATCCGGGCACACCTGACATCGATACACGTTATCTAATTTTAGAAGACTTAAGTAATGTAGAAAATCAAGATGGACCAGATGCTTGGAAGAATAGCGACAATACAAATTTTGTTGCGTATTCTAATGATATTATTCAGTGGGACGGCACACACTGGAATGTTATTTTCAATTCTGCCGAACGCACAGATGCTGTGTATATAACTAATTCATATACAGGGATACAATACAAGTGGGACGGAGAAGCTTGGAGTAAGAGCTTCGAAGGCATGTATGATCCAGGCAACTGGCGTTTGATACTATGAAAATAATATGTAGTGGCGGTTTATTTCTAAGCAAAGAAACGAATAGATTTTTATTCTTACTGAGAAATCAGGGAAGGACTGCCGGTACATGGGGACTTGTTGGAGGCAAGCAAGAACCTAATGATGCTACTGCGTACCAAGCACTTGAACGAGAAATTCAAGAAGAAGTTGGTAAAACTCCTCCAATTAAAAAAGTAATTCCTTTAGAACTATATACAAGTGAAGATCATAATTTTCAGTTTAACACTTATGTATTGTTAGTTGATAAAGAATTTATTCCTACACTAAACAACGAACATGTAGGGTATGCCTGGTGCGATCATGAGAACTGGCCAAAACCTTTACACCAGGGTGTAAAACGTAGTTTGACCAGTAAAATTAATCGAACTAAGATTGAACTTATCTTGGAAATCTTAGGTAGGGCTAACTGAATCTTCCCAAGGCTTAGTTAGTTCTAGAACAACCGGTTCTTTCTGTCTTTGAATTTGAGCGTCAAGCATACGCTTGTAATCATCTAAAGTTTCGCCTAACGCAGTTTCTACCATAGTAGTAACCTGCTCTGCTGTTAGTTGCTCAAAAGTAACAAACTCATCTGTTGGCTCACCTAGACCTACAGTTCCAAATACTTGCGCGGCATGTTCTTCTCCGTCTGTTGCGTTTAAAATAAACTCAACATTAAAGACAACTTTTTCACGCCCGTTAAGAGTAGAGTGTGCGTTAAATTTTAAAAAATCCCAGGTATATGTATTCATAATAATATTTATCTCCATTCGGGTCCTTCATACCACCCTACTAAACTGTATCTTTTACCCTTTGTTACTGGTGTAACTTTATGGTATGTAATACTAGGAAATATTATAGCGGTACCCTGTGTTCGTATATTTATAGGGCTTGGAGGTTGTCCAACGTCCATAAATTCAAAGTCGCCGCCCGTATAATCATCCGAAGCACTTAATTGCACACTAATACTAAGTTTTCGATGGGGGCCGGGAAACGTTAAAAATGTATCTTTGTGTAGAGTATATTCTCCTAGATATGATTCGTCATATTCTGTAAATTGAAACGCATTACAGTAGTTGTAAGATACAAAAAAATGCTCGTTATTTGCTCGAGCAATAAGAGAATCTACCTTAGAAAATAAGTCTAGCCAGGGCTCTCTACGTCTGATCCAGCGCAATTTACTTCTACGAGTTGTATCGTCTACTTTAAACTCGCCGTCTTTTCCTATAACAGGATCTTCAGCGGGTAGTTTTAGTGCGTCATCAATAATCTGTTGACATTGTTCAGCACTAAAATACTCTTTAAAATAGCACCACTCTGATTTCATTACTCGGGCGTTGTATCGTCTGGGTTAACGTTTACTGCCACGGTTCCGGGAATATTTGCTTGAACATAACTGTGTGTTTCAACATCAGGATGTAAACTTGACTCAATTGCCTGAACTGCTACTTTAGATTTGATCCAAGTAACAATTTGTTCTTCTGTTAAGTTATCAAAACTAACAAAAGTTTCAGGGTTTATATTGTTTACATCTAATTCAATTACACCGTATTGTTCTACAGTTTTTCCACTAGTTCCAGTTGCCGCGCATTTCCAGAAGCACTTGTGTACTACTTTTCTAAGATCGCCGACGGGAATTAACTCTACTTGAGCTACACTCCATTCATATGTTGTTGCCATAAAAGGTCTCCGCTAAACAACTATTTATTGTTCTGCGCCGGGGGCCATTGCGCCGCCACCTTGCGCTGGCTGTAGTTGCTCTTGGGCTTGTTTTGCCACTTTGTCAAATACCTGAAATACCTGCTCGTATGGTAACTTGCCTAAACCAGCTAATAGTGTGTTTAGTTCGTTAACATCAACGGTAAGGGTAACTTTTTGAATAACTTGCATGTTGGATCTCCAATAATAATGTACGTTTATTTACGTGTGTATTATTCTGGCGGGGTCTTTCCTGGGCGATAATGGTCTGCTGGGATAGAAGTTGCTTTTGTACTTAGAAACTCGTCGTATCGAGCCATACCTGCTGCAACTTCTGCTTTGTGTAGAGGATTTTCTGCAGGATCAAGAGGAAGTTTAGTAGACGCACAAAATGCCACATGTTCAATATGATCAGTAAATGTAAGATTTACTCCAATAACTTCCATACTTCTGAGAGAAGGATTTTTTCTTGTTTCGTCTTCGTCTTGGTGAGCATAGATTAAATTGCCAGTAGTGTCGATATGTTCTTCGTGAATCTCTGCAACTTTAGCATTTAGTTCTGCTACAATATTAATAACTTCAGGAGGAGCACCGGTAAGCTCTAAATAATCCATACTTACTACTGGGTGTTGATTAGCATGATGATACTTATCTTCGTGACACATTACCA